AAGAGTTTAGGGGGATAATTCCCCCTAAAGTGTCGCTGTATGGTTAAAAGCCTGTATTTGACATCAGTATACTGACTAGTCTTATATTTACAGCGACACAGCAAAATTGGGGTTGACTAGTGCACTGTGGAACATAACTGGTAGTAAAGGAAGTGTTTTATTTGGTAGATGGCAACAGCGTCATACACGTAGGGTTGGGGTGTATGGCAAATTTACTTGGGCTACACACCCCTAGTACTGAAACGATGATAAGGAAAGAAATCGGGGTCATCTAGTGTAGTCCAACTAAGTTTAGAGTTTCAGCCATTAAATTGATGGTTGAAAGAGAAGAGGGAAGTTTATAAAGAACTAGTCACCTTTTCTCAAAAGGGCGATACAGTAATCCTGCGATGCTTAAGAACTGGAATTGTATGTTGTAAACATTCTGGCTTGGGTAGTGCCAAAGATATATAACCACAAACTACCTATTATAATCTTGACAAGCAACAAAATTTATGATAGACACTTTTCCTCTATGAATTATCACAATCAGCTAGAAATTATAAAAACATTACAGATACAAATAGACACGGATGTGCGAATGGATTGCCCGTTCTGCCACAATACTAACACACTTCTTATACATAACAAGGACAGTAAACTATCGTGGTATTGTTTCCACGTATCTTGCAGTGCCAAAGGTACGCACGAACGAGAGAAGACAATGGAGGATATCCGAACTACGGTCATAGCTTCTGCACCAGAAGTCAGGAAATCATTTCACATACCAGATTATTTTACATCTATTTATTCTAGTGACAAGTGCATCAAGTACATAGAAAAAAATAATTGCTATGAAGCTATGTCAACTGGTCGGGCGAAACTGCATTATGACCCAAGACAGCAACGCATTGTATTCATCATACGAAGAAAAGATAATGGCATTGTTGGAGCTGTGGGTCGTGGGCTGTCGTCATCCGTGTATCCTAAATGGTTTCTGTATGGGGATAAGTCCTATCCATTTGTTTGTGGAACATCAGACAAGGCGATACTGGTAGAGGATTGTGCGAGTGCATGTGCCGTGTCAGGTATAATGACAGGTGTGGCATTGCTTGGAACATCCTTGCCAGATGACTACATTCCTATTCTGAAAGAATTTAAGAAAGTAACAGTTGCATTGGACAGGGATGCAACCTCAAAGGCGTTTGACATAAACCAAAAATTATGCTATTATGTCAGGTCGCAAGTAAAAATATTAGAGGAAGATTTAAAATATTTTAATACAGAGGAGATAAGGAAAATATTAAAATGACTGGAATGTTAAAAGAAAAAAAACAAAAGAAGAAGAAAAATAAAAAGAAAAAAATTATTGATTATAATGATGATGTTTATCATTTAGGCTGTCCCTCTTATCCTAACTGTGATATAGACCCTAGTGGTTGTATTCGAGAAAGTGGTATTAATGATGTTGAATGGTATGGGCATAGAGATTAATGAGTAAAGCTGCATTAAAAAGAAAAAATCATAAAGGCAGGCGTAAGGTCGGCTCAAAGAAAAGACGTAATCGCAGACGCATACGTTTGGGATTAAGAGTTAGAAAAAGTAGAAAAAAATGAGAAAATATAGAGTAGTGCTAGACCATGAAGTGTCCTGTACATATATTGTTGATGCAAAAGATGACGCTGACTTGCTCAATCTATGGAAAACAGGTGAACTGGAAGAAAAAGCTGAACGAATTAAAAAGGATGTTACTAAAACAATAATGAATAATTGGAAGCAGGTAAAAAAATGAAAATTTTATTAATACTATTTTTTTTAAGTGGTTGTTCGCCATTTGATATAATTAAAAAAAACATTAAACCGGAAAAAAAAGAAAAAGAATTCATATGCACGAAAATAGATTGTGGTGGTGAAAATATTGACCAACTAATAGAAGAAGAAAAAAAACAAAACATAATTGCATGCATTAAATTGCAACCGGAATGTGAGGCATAATGTTTACAAAAGTATTCATTGACATATTGATAAATTTTTTATATAATAATTTAAAGGACGGGCCTGTGACCAAGGCAAGAATAAAACAGCTTTTAATTGTTTTTAATTCTTGTTGGAAAAAAGAATTGAGGGAGATAAAATATGCCAAGAAAAAATTACCGTAGGGGGCCTGACAAACAAATTGGGACTCGCACGATTCCTAAAAAAAAGAAAAAAAGAAAATGCATGATGTGTGAAAAAGATTTCATAAGTAGTTGGATTGGCCACAGAATTTGTACCCCGTGTAAAAGCACGGAGTATTACCAAACGGGTAATGATTATTCAATAATGGAGCAGTGATGAGAGAACTTTCATGTGTGGAAAAAGGATTAGTTAGTGAAGATAAGGCATCTATTTGGTTGATAAAAAACGGTTATTTTGTTTTTTTGAGGAAGCAAGAAAATATTCCTATTGACTTAATTGCCGTTCATAAAGAATCTGGAGATGTTTTAAAGTTAGATGTCAAATCAGTTTCTTTTAGAAAAACTGGAAAAATAGGAACAAGAATTAACAGGGTGTGTACTAAATACCAAAAACAACTAGGAGTAAGAATAATGTATGTTCACGAAAATGGCGAGTGTGATTTAAAATGACAGCAGCAAATAAAAAATTTGACTTAGATTTAAAATACGGACAGTTTAGGGAAAAACAAATTCATGATATTTTTAGCAATAAAAAAATAGAAGTGAAGACGGAAAGGGACTGGTGGTATAAAACAGGTAACATAGCCTTGGAGTATGAATGTAATGGAAAACCAAGCGGTGTCAACGCCACTGAATCTGACTATTGGATACAGATACTGGCTAAAGGAAATAAAAATCACTGCATGCTGATGTTTGAAGTATCAGAATTAAGAAAAATCGTGAAAAAATACAAGGAACAATATACAAGAATGGTCGGGGACGGTAGGCGTTCTAAATGTGTCATTCTTCCCATACGAAAGTTATTTGAATGTGGAAACTGATTGATTGTGGTACATATCCCTGGTTTGTTATGGAAAAGAAAAAATATTTTCATTGTGTGTACAGCCATACGGGGGAGTATAAAAAATTAAAAGTAAAAAGAACAGAACCTCTATTTCAAAGGTGCCATGAGTATCTGGCGTATTTAAAAACTTGGCCGTTGGGTACCGCCCCATGCATACTTGACAGAAGAGCGGCAAAGTATTATATTAGACATTGGAAAGACAAAAATAAAACAAAAATGATGAAAGAAATTTTAAAACAACTGCGAACAACATGATTGAAAAACAAATATTACAACTGCTTTTGGATAAGGATTTTTATGAGGAAAATAAAGGTCGTGTGTCAAAAACAATGTTCACGAATGGTACGGAAAATTTATATGACACGATAAAAAAGGCACATGAAAATTCCGATGAAAATTTAACCTTGGATGAAGTGGCGACACTGCATGTGGAAATTTATAATCCCGCATTGACACGGGCAGCCAAGGATAATTTTTATAATTTATTGGGGGACATAAAAAAAGAGAGACCAAATAAAAAATTAACAAAAACAATTTTAGAGGAATTGCATAAGCAGACCATAGCAAAAAAAATCGCCGTCATGGCGACTGAAATGTACAACAATACTAGTGAATCGGGGTTCAATGACATTCAATCCCTGCTAGACGATTCAAATAATGCAAGCACGGATGAATTTGAAAGTGTGTCAAAAGACATAGATACATTAATTGATTCACTGAAAGATAATACAAAATGGAAATTTAATTTAACGGATTTACGTGACAGGGTAAACGGGATTGGCGATGGTAACTTTCTTATCATTTTTGCCAGACCTGAGAGTGGCAAGACTGCATTCTGGGTTAATTTGGTCGCAGGTCAGGGTGGTTTTGCCTCTCAGGGAGCTAAAGTATGTGCTTTAATCAATGAAGAACCGGCTATTCGTACACAAATGAGACTAATTAATGCCCATACAAGCATGACACTTGCTGAAATAAGGGGAAATCCTAAAAAAGCAGGTGACTTATGGTCTCAAGTCAGAACTAACATCAACATATTAGATACGGTTGATTGGTCATTGGAAAAAGTGGACTCTTATGTTGCGAAGGAAAAACCTGATATTCTCATCATAGACCAGTTGGATAAAATTAACGTGAGCGGAACATTTGCCAGAACGGATGAAAAATTACGGGCGATTTACACGGGAGCAAGAGAAATTGCAAAAAGACGTGACTGTGCCCTCATAGGTATATCTCAAGCATCAGCCGATGCATCAGGCAAGCTTGACATAACATTTGACATGATGGAGAATAGTAAAACAGGAAAAGCGGCGGAGGCGGACGTGATTATCGGAGTTGGATTTAGAAATCAATTGGATATAGACCAGGATGTACGAAGTATCGCTGTGAGTAAAAATAAAATAACAGGATGGCATGGCAAGATAACGTGCAAGATTATTCCAGAATTATCGAGGTACATAGATTGATTACAGTATTTGACATAGAGACATCCTTTCAAATGGTGGATGGCAAGCCAGACCCATCGCCTAAACATCCAGAAAACTTTATGGTTAGCATGGGAATTAATGAGGAATATTTTTTCTTTAAACATAATGAATTGCCGGAAGTTTATATAACAGGTTCCCATGTGATGAACAATGGAAGAAAAGTGCAAAAGATTTTAGATAAAACAACACTACTTGTAGGACATAATATAAAATTTGATTTGTTATGGCTATGGGAGTCAGGCTTTAAATATAATGGGCGTGTTTATGACACCATGATTGGAGAATATGTTTTGGGACGGGGAACAAGGCAAAGTTTAAAATTAAAGGATTGCTGCATGAGGCGTGGAGTCAGCCAAAAATCGGATGCAACAGAACAATATATAAAAGATGGCGTGTCATTTGA